CATCTTTGGTGGTCATTGAGAAAGCTTTAAGGAACCCTGTACCTACTTGTACCGATCTCGCTAGTTTACTAATTTCTCTCTCACCTCTAGCTGTTAATCCTAAAAATGCTGTCCACCCTGTTACAATACCTGCAGGTATTGCTAGTGTTTTAAATGCTGCAGATGCTGCGAATTTGAGTAACCCTACAGCTACACGCACTTGGGCCAGTTTAGCAGCGTATTTGTTTATAGCTTTAGCTGTTTTACCTAATTGGTTGGTTTCTTTCTTACCTTTAGAAACACTTTTGTCGGTCACTCTATTAAGCTTCGCCTTCTCTCTAGAAACTCTTTTAAGTCTTGCTGCAAGTTTTCTGTCTTCTGCAGCTTCATTTCTAGTAGCGTCTGCCTTGGCTTTACTTGCCTTAGCTATTACCTTAGCACCTTCTTTGACTGCTTTGGTGTTTTCTTTTCTTTCTGTCTTAGCTTTTTCTAAGACTCTTGCATTTTGAATTACTGCTTTAGATGTTTCTAGAGTAGCTCTAGCTATTCTTTTTTCCGAGTTAGCTACAATCTCTGACGCTTTGCCTACTTCTTTTTCAAGCTTAACTTGCGCCTTGCCTGCATCTACTGCAGACTTCATGGCTTTTCTGTTTACTTTGCCTAAGTTGTCAAAAACTGTTCCTGCTACTGCATCAAACTTCCTTAAGCTTTTCTCTGAGGTCTTTACAAGTTGATTGAAGAACTGCAAAGACTCTTTATTAAATTTTATTACAATATCTGCTGTTAATTTAGCATCTGACATAGTGTCTCCTTGGGTTTTAAGTTATACCCCGAAGGGCTGCCCGTAGTCTTACGTTCTTGGGAGCGACAATCTCTGCTACGGGCAGACTAAACTGTTCCTGTATTGCGCTCTGATTTTTGAATCTCTCTTTCCTGATACTCATTAAGAGAGTCTATGTATACTTGACATTCTTGGACCATGTTATATGTCCAATTATTTGCTATATTGTACACGGTATCAAACCCTTCTTTAGCTATTCTAAATGCTATTAGATTTTCATCTTCTAGTTTAGACATTCTTTTAAGTATAGGGTCTGTTATTTCTTCTACTTCTTCTACTACTTCTTTAATGTTTGGTTTTGACTGTAAGAAAGAAGGGTCTATTTTATTATTGTTTATAAATTGAAGAAGTTCCGGAGGGTATTCTAACTCTCCTTGTTCATTCTGAGGTATTACTATTGCGTCTCTGTCCACTCTTCTACTAGATCTGTCGGAAGCATCGCAATGAGCTTCCTTATCAACTTTCCCAAAGATGAGTAATTCAATACGATAGATTCTTGTACTAACTCTATACCTAATCCGTAATCGTCAATATTGTCAGCTTCAAATAGCTTGCCGTCAACATAGATGTTAGAAAGCATTTTCTTTAATACATCTTCTACTTTATCTTCTGATAACTCACTGGTAATTGCTGTGATCATCTCTTTCATGTCTACTTGGCCTTCTTCGAGTCCTTGAAGTGTTCCTGAAATTGATTTAAAGAGAGGGACAAGTGTACCTACTAAAATTCTGTTTGCTTTGAAGAAACCGAAAGATCTAATCTCGTATTCAACTTCTTCGAATGTAATTGTTTTGCTCTTCATAATTTTGCTCCTATGAATTTGTTAATGTTGCCCCGTACTAGTGTACGGGGCATTTTTATTAGCCTCTACCCAGTGCTGAACTGATTGAGTTAACAGCTCCTGCTACGAAGCCTCCTTGGCCTCCTGCGACATACATTGCGAGGTCTGCACAGTCGAAAGTCCAAGTGTATTCCTCAACGCCTTTGTTGAGTGATACCTCAGGAGGTCCTTGAAGCCACGCATCTGTTGATGTGTAGACTGAGCCTCCTAGAGTGTCTTTGATAGCGAGAAGTGTTTGCGCTCTAAGTGTTTTAGTGTCTGTAGCTAGTAACTGACTTAGAACTGCATTAGATTCTGAAGTCTGCATTAGGGTAATTGCTACTGTCCCTGCGTCTGAAGCTACATAAGATCGAGAAACTCGACCGTCTGCCCCTGGAGTCATTACCCACTTGCCTTCTGATCTTGTTACAGTAACGCCGCCTTCTTCACCGAAACCTCCCATTTTGAAAGTTCCCACTAGTACGTTAGTGTGTTTGAATGAATATGTTTTACTTGATGACATATTTCTTTTCCTTTATTTAAGATTAAACGCTTAAGTTACCACGAATGATGACTTTGTGGATCGCTCCTGCGAGAACTGCTTGGAAACGAATGTCAGGTGCTTGACGTTGTGCACGCTGATTAGCAGGAAGGCTTGATACTAAATCTGCAGTAATTTCGAAACCTGGGATAACTACAGTTTGACCTGCGTTCTCAGTTTCGATGCTTTCTACGATAAAGTCGTTAGCGATTGACCTGCGAATTTCCACCTCTACGATAGCTACGAGTTCTTGAACGCCTGCATCTGTGAGAGGTACTTTCGATCCACCGTTAGCAGTTACTACTAGCTTGCGGAATACTTCTGTTTGGATACGACTGTGTAGGTCATCAGAACCTCGCATAACGTCGATGAACTCACCTGAAGCCATAGTACCTTCACGGACCATAGAAACACCTACGACGTTTTCATATACATTACCTTCTTTGGCACGTACAATCTGAGACTGCGACACACTTAAAGGATCTGCAACGATGCCTGCAAGTTCTGAGTACATCCAAGTAGTGCTGCCTGGTACAGAAGTAAGCTTCTTACCTGCTAGTGCTAACTCGATGTAAGAGTTGTCTGCGTCTGCATTGTAGCAACCGTAAGAGCGTTCGTAGTTAAGATCGTTCATCTTACCTAGTACATCACCAGTTGCCGCAGGGGATGTCTTAGCAACGAGTGCTTCAGCGCCTTGAGTAGAGTAGCCATAAATCTTAGATTTTGCTTCTACAACAGCACCGAGTGCTAGTATTGTAGCTTCAGAGTGGTCGTATGCAGTAACAACGTAGAAACCATTGTTATAGCTAGACTGTGCTAGGTAAGCGTCAGCCCATGATTGTGACATAGTGTACGCTACAGACACTTCGTCAGAACCTACATAGTAAGATTCTGCTGCTGTGATCGCTACCGTAGTAGTTGCACCCGAACTTGTAAGAGTTGCTGTGACTACCGAGTTAATGCTAGATTCTGCATTGATTGCTGATTCTAATGCAGTCATAATCAATTCGATCTCGCCTGCTGCGTCATCTTCTGCCGTAGGTCCTGCTGTGGCTGTGAATGATTTTGAAGTGCCGTCAGCTAATGTCACTGCTACTTCATAGTCTTTGTTGTTCACAATGTCTGTCTCAGCTAGTGTGAGATCGTGGTCTTCTACACCTGCTGAACCTACTGTCAACTGACTAGGACGAGGGGATTGTGCGAAATAAGCAGACGCTGCTTTATAAGCAGGGTCAGATGCTTTAAATCCGTCTTCAAGTAATGTGCTAGGAGTCGTATAGTTGCGACTCTGCTCCGCAAAAGGTACTGTAGGAGAGAAGAACAGAGCAGTGTTAAAACTTGCTTGATCAATTACAGTGGTCTCTCTTGAGATTAATACATCAACGATTTCGTTAATTTTGTTTGCCATTTTATTCTCCTTATGGGAATGGTGGGTTGTTTATTGGTGTTCTTGTTGTTGGTCCTTCGCCTTCAGCGTCTAGGATCTGTCCTTCTACTACTGCGCTCTCTATGGAATCCATAGCAAAGAGATGCGGAGTTCCTGCTTTCCCTAAATCTTCAAGGGCTACAGGGTCTGTTGCAGTTAGGTCTCCTTCGAATATATTGAACTCTATTTCTAATAGTGTCCTTTCTTCAAAAGCAGTATCTCTAATTGCTGTTAGGTCTACTACAGATCCTACGTCTACAAAAGAAAATCCTTCTTCTATTAACGCATCTGAAAGGGGAAACCCACTCAATTCTGTTCGTAGTTTGTTGGCTCTCATTATAGCTTCATCATCAAAGGTCTGTATCTCTACTTTTAAGTTGATGTTTTGTCTGTATTGTTGGCCTACAAGTTCATTAGATTCATTATAGAAAATAGATCCAGTTTCTCCGTGTCCTTGAGTGTTTGAGAACGATACTCTTATTGTAGAATATCCTCCTGTATCAGGGATTGCGTTATCCTGTTTAGATCTAATCAGACGATACGTGCTTAGTTCCGAATCATCTAAAAGCAGATAAGGTCTTATGACAGGGACTAGTTGTCTTTCGAGTTGCTTATGACTTAACATATTTAACTCCTATCGTACGATTGATTGTTGACTCTTAGCATGACATATTTGTAATGTCTAATACTACTAGATGACTGATTCCAATCTTGGGACTCGTACACTTCAAATCTCTTGCCTTTGTAGAGTACTTGATCTTTTTCGTTGAGAGGTTCGTGAACCCACAAAGAGTACTGAGCACGAGTTCGTGTTCCTTCAGGAAGTCTTTCTAGTGTTTTACCTGATATTGGTTGGATGTTACCTGAGTAAGTATCGGACTCTTCTGTACTTGCTCCGTATTCTCCTGTATCTAAATCAAAAGAACCTTCTGTCTTACGGTAGACGGTTATATCTTCTTCTCTGACAAATGCCATATCTACCTCTCTTTATTTTTTAGTTTTTCTAGATTTATAGGTGATACTTTTACGCATCTTGCCTGAGTCTACACCTATCTTTTCAGCTTCTTCAATAGACGCTTTTCTTCTTCCAGTGTTTGGTCTCTTAAGTAGTCCTGCTTTTATTAGCTTAGTGTATTCTGTGAGTTCAAACTTAGGATCTTTCAGTTCCGCTAGGTCTAGACCTGACTTGCAGAAATCTGCCATAAGCTTCCCTGCTTCTTTTTCAGATATTTTACCGTTATAGAAGTCGTCTATGACTTCTACCATAAAGTCCTTGAAGTCGTCGTTATATACCGTCATGTTGTGAGAGAACCAAGGTCTTGCTATCTGCTGCCCTCTCTCCCCTCTGTCTAATAACATCCCTTTTCTTGCTGATTCAGGGTTGAAGATTCCTACTTCGAAAGTCTTTGCCTTTTTCTGAAGTTCCTTAAGTTTTTTATTAAACTTCTTTCTCTCCATCTTGACAGGCATGTTACGGACTCTCATCTAAGTTTTGATCAACGGAATTTGTTTTACCATTATCGTCAATACAGCTTGTAGATACTCCATAAACTGGACCCGTTCCAACGTCCCAAGGTACTGCGTCTACTGAGTTGAATCCTTGGAAAACTGTTACATCTTTTGCTCTTAGTGCGAATTCTTCTGAGTCTAACCCTCCCGCATGCATACAACTAGGTGTAGGAAATACTAACTCTATTTCAGAGGGAGGTGGCGCGTCTATGAGTTCTTGTAAATTCTTAAATCTTTGTGATAGTGCTTCTGATACCTCACCAGTAGTTTTATCATAGTAATGAGAAGCCCTATTTAACAGGCTTTTAAGCACTTCGTTTTTTGCTATTTGAACGTCACCGGCGTTCTTGTCAAGTAGGTACTGAATTTCTTCGTCTTCGATTTCGTAGTCATTCGGATCTGTTTGACCTGTTAGGAATCTAACTTCGTGTATCGGATTGGTGGTGATGGTCGCAGGGTCATATGAAAATGACATAGTTAACTCCTAATTTAATTATAGTGGAATAGCCCCCTCCCGAAGGAGAGGGCGTAAGGTCACTTAATCAGATTAAGCGATTGCGCCTTTAAGAAGTACACCTAGTTTAGGTGCAGCAACTTTAAATGCGAAAGCGTTACGAGCTTCCATGTAGAGACCTTCACGGTTCGCGTTGTAATTAGTCTTAACCTTGTAGTTACCAGTTTCACCAGTACCTGGGTAGAGACCTGTCCATAGGAATTCTACGAGAGCTGACTGAGACTTACGACCTGCGTTGAGGTCGCCCATGTGAGCAATCAAGATGTTCTTAGGAGCCATGAAAGCGAGAGCTTCTGTACCTTGTGACAATTTAGGGCCGAAGTCTTCGTTGTTGTGGTCAGCTTCATCTGAGTCAGTGCTAGTGATAGCAGCAGTGTCAACTACAGCTTCGATGATGTGAATGCGTGAAGCATCAATGTCACAGTACTGAGCGATGATGTTTACAACGTAGCTATCACCACCTGCAATACCGCCAGTTGGGTTGTTGATACCGTACTGGTTGATCTCGTCATTACGCTTCAAGAAAGTAACGATCTGACGTGGGATGATAAGAGTGTCACCCTTGAGGCCAACGGCTTCAAGCATAGTTTCCATTACTTTGTCGAAAACTGAGAGAGGCTCTGCAGCCGCTTGGTCAAACTGTTGGAACTCGCTAGAACTGTTAATTACTTCAGGGACTGCGGCCGATACACCAGTAAGCTCTGTAGCCCATTGGTTATTGTCGTTAAGTGTGATGTCAACGAAGTGAGCGTTACGTTGCTTGATGCAGTTACGAGCGAGGAATAGAGCAGTGTCTTGTGAAAGACTGATTGCTTCTTCTTCGTTCGCTACGTCACGGTCAGAGATAAAGTCACGGAGACCACGTACTTCAATAGAGTAAGTATCTGTGCTGTGACCCCAAGTAGCGAGAGGTGCTAATTCACCATCAGCGATAGTTTGGAAGAGGTTACTGTTGAAAGCTTGTGTGTCGTATTTACGGAAAATACCTACGTGCTTCTGTGAGCCGATTTGAGGGCAAGGGACTTTTACGTCGTACTTACCTTTTTCATCGAAAGCGGCTACAGAGTAATCAGTCATTTCTTCAGTAGTAATTTGTGTGAAATCATGGGCGGCCATGTTATGTTCCTTTTGGTTTTGTTTGCCTATTTAGGCGTGTTTTGTTTTTGCCTAACATAGGCGGTGTTAAAGAGCCGTGACGTACATTGTGAAGAGGTCACGGGCGTATTAGGGTGTTTCTATTAGACTACAGACTTGCCTTCTTTACGAAGTGCTTTACGTACGAGTGTACGAGCGGCTGCAGGCTTGAGCGTAGGATCTTCTTCCATTAAAGCTTTAGCTTTAAAGTTGACGAGTTCTAAACCTTCTAGTTCAGGTTGTCCTTCTTCTGTTGAGCCTACTGTCTTAAAGACGTACTCAGAATTACGGAGGTTGCTGTCTGCTTGTTCTAAATGTTTCATAACTCTTTCGAAAGATTCAGGAGCTAGGGATTTAAATAGATACATGTCAGCACCGAAGTCTTCTGAGTCATCTGCAGAACATACT